TGGCGCCGGTAGACCCGTCAACCTATCGTTACACTGTCTTTATATACAGTATATAAATTATTGATGTTATCTGTAAACAATGACCCAAATGACCCAAAGCATAATGTTCCCCAGTATTGGCGCGCGCTAGCGCTTGGGTCATCGCAGCGCGAATGCATAACCTAATCGCGACCCAAATGACCCAAGGTTATGCAATTTTTGCATAACTGTAAAATAATTGTTGACAGTGTAAAAGAATCGCTTACAATACATTCACCGCGCGACAAAACGCCGGTAATTTCTAAACTACAGTAAAGGCAAACTATTATGACTAAATCAGAATCACGCGAAGTTGCATTGTGCGTTAAATACGCCGCCGCCGGCTTAGGCCCTGACTATTTAGCGCGTGCATTGTCGGCGCTTTATCGCGCAGCCAGCGCAAAATCGCAGCGCGAAATTTTCGCCCTGGCTGATGACATGGGCGTTATCAATAACCCCGAATTTATTATCTAAACCAAACCGGCCGGCGCAAAGCCGGCCAACAACATAAAGGCAAAACAACATGAAAAAAGCATTATTTTTAGATATCTTAGCGGCCGTCGTTATCGCGGCCGCGCTCACTGTCGGCGCCCTGGCGTATTTTGACGTATTGGTAAAATAACATGCACGTACATCTCACACTTAAAAGCGCGAACGTCAAAACCGGCCCGATTCCAGTGTCAACGACGGAGCGCGACTCATGCCCGGCGGATTGCAAAATGAAGGCCGAATGCTACGCAGCCAGCGGGCCGTTGGCGCTACACTGGGCCGCCGTATCCATGAAAACGCGCGGCACAAGCTGGGAAGAGTTTTGCAGCACAATCGCGCGCTTACCCGACAATCAAATTTGGCGCCATAACCAAGCCGGCGATCTACCCCAGCAAAACGGCACAATTGATCCTGTTAAATTGGGCCAACTTGTCGCGGCCAATAAAGATAAGCGCGGGTTTACTTATTCGCATCATCGCGACGCCGCCAGCATTGCATGGATCCGGCATGCCAATAATTGGGGTTTCACTGTCAACTTATCGGCCAATGATTTAAACGATGCCGATTATTTGGCCGATCAAAACGCCGGCCCCGTCGTCGTCGTCCTACCGTCAACGCAAAACGAAAACCTAAAAACCCCAGCCGGCCGGCCGGTCGTCGTTTGCCCGGCCACCCAGCGCGACGACGTGAGCTGCGCGACGTGCCAATTATGTCAACGTCAACGGTCCACAATTGTAGGTTTCCCGGCTCACGGTTCCCGTCATCGCACAATCAACTTAAGGTTAGCAGCATGAATAAATTATTCCCCGTGATATCCGCCGGCCAGCCGGTGCCTTGTTTTAATTGCAGCCGGCCACTGGCTGGCCAGCCGGCGCCAGTAGATAACCCGCCAAGGCGCGGCCAGTGGCGCGCGTATTGCAGCGCGTGCGACATGTTTACATTTTTTGATAAAGGGGCACAAAATGACCATTAAGAGCATGAGAGCAAAATACCCCGGCCACTGTAGCCGGAGCGGCACCAGGATAAACCCCGGCGACGATATTAAATTTGACACTGTAACGCGCCGCGCATGGTTAGAAGAGCCTGGCGACTCTCGCGTTGTTTTTTACGGTGACAACGGCCCCAGCACGTTCTACCGTAACCCGCGCGGCCGGTGTATTGACGCACCATGCTGTGGCTGTTGCACTATCTAGCACGCGACCTTATGCGGCCCTGGTGGCCGTATAGGGGCGCGCGCTGGTGCGCGCTATAACCTAAGGGTAAAGTATGAACGAAGACCTAATGAACGCGCTGCAAGCGCTTATTTTTTACGCCGACCTAATCGCGCCGGATCTACCGGACAACGCGCGCGCCGACAATTTCCAGATTGCATTAGATAAGGCGCGCATGGCCTTAGATAAGGTGGCCACATGACCCACTATGACAAAACCCTCATTACTTTCCACCGGGGCAATGCTTTCGCGCCAGAGGGCATAGACGCGGCGCCGTTCGCTATTTTGACGATCAATGACCTAATTGACCGGCAATTGATAGATGCAATATGCGCCCTAGTGCGCGAACACGTCAACAAGGCGCACGCCGACCATTGCAACATTAAATTAAATTTAGAGGACTGGGACGTATGAAAACCGTAACTATTGGCCGCACGGCCTACAAAATAAACGACGACCGTGACATTTTCACAGAGCATGCAAAATGCACCGGTAAGCATAGGATTGTGAAAAGTAAGGGCCCGGAGCGCCGTTATTTTCCCGATTACTTTTATTCTACGGCCGACTATGTGACGCGCTATTACGCGCTAAACAGTGGCCGGGGCCACCAGGGCCGGGGCGCGCCGTACGGCGGAGAAAATACCCTCACGGGGTTTTATGAGAATCTAAACGAAGCGCCGACCACCTATTACACCGAAGAGGATCTATATGAAAACGAAGGATAATCTACACCCGCTCATGCGGGAAATAATCGCGCCATGGGCGCCGCTCACGTACGCCGACCATTATTACGTCGATCTTGGGTTTAGGTATGAGCGCGGCCAAGTGTCAGAGCATGAATACAAAATGGCCCTAGCTGAAGGACCCGAAGCGCGCCGGCTTATGAGCCGGGGGGCCATGGAAGCAATGCGGAGCGCCTATTGATGATTTTTTTATTCGCCCTTATACTGGGGGCGCTGCTGGCGGTTCTTTTGGATCTGTAGCAGTTGCCATCCTCACAAGGCCCCTAGTAATAGGGGCCTTTTTTTATGTTGACGTCGTGGGCGGCGGCATTACTTCACCAAGCGCACGGCCAGCGGCGCCGGTATATCCTCAACCATGCGGCGCAGTTCTGATTTTGGCCGGCCGGCCATCTCTGGCGCACAAAACATGTGTTTTTTACTTTGGAAGTCACCGGACGCGACGCGGCCAAGATCGACCCACCCAGCCTCTTTGAGCGCATGCAGTAGGGCCGGCTGGGGAACCTTCACACCGGCCGGAGCGGCGCCAGCCACGCGGTCACACAATGCATGGAAGGGGGACGCCACAACACCTTTGGAAAACTCACCCAGGCGCCCGCGCATCAGTTCGACAAGGTATGACTCGGCCATGCTCATGCCATGCTCGACAAGGTTTAATTTAAACTCGGTCATCATGGGGGCTGCGCCTGGGTTAAACGCGGAGACGTCGCGGGCATGCAGCCAGGCGCCCACGGCCGCGAACCCTCCGGCCTTGTACCAGGCCCACATGCGCGCGGCGGCGTCGGTACTCATGCGCGGCGCATGCGACCAGACGCACATCCAGCGGCGGTCCTGCGAGTCTAGGCTAATCGGCACGGGGTCATTAGAGAACGCAAGGACAAAAACCCGGTTCGCCATTTGGTAGGGGTGCAGGCCCTTACGGTTAACTGTCAGCATTTCAGGCGGCGCGGCAATGATGGGTTTTAATTTGTTGGCCAAGGCTCGGCGTTCTTTTGCGTCCGGCTCCTTCAATTCATTCAAAATCAAAATTTCAGATTCTAGGGCATAGCCAAACTGCGACGACATGGTGTCATTGTCTAGCAGGCCACGGTTTTTAAGGTGGGGGCCACACACGGCCCAAATGAACGGCGCCCACATGGTATCTTTTCCGGACCCTTGGTCACCGCCATGCAGCACGGCGTGATTGATCTTGATGCCGGGAAATTGGATTTTGAAGGCCATCACATTCAAAATGTGATCTAGTTCGCGCTGATCGGGCACAAGGGTTTTGCAGTGGTCCATCCACAAACCAATGTCACCGGCGGCCACTGGGGGCCGCGCGTCGCGCCAGCGGTTGCCGTACAGATCACCATCACGGGCCACAATGACCGATTCACCAGCGGCGTAAGTGATCCCCACAAGCGCCTTGGCGCCGTATTCCTGGCGGTTTTCATCAAAGCAAATTGACGCCTCGACTTTGGGGCGCTTGCCATGGATCGAATTGCAGGGGATATGACGAAACAATGCGTTAAAGGTGCTGCGGGAAATTTCGCGGCGGTCTTGCATGTCAAAATAAGATTCGTCGTCTTGAATGTAAGCAAACCGGCCGTACCACTGCGCCTTCTCAACGCGGCCCAGTTCTTTGCGCTCGACCTCGGCAATGATGGCCGCCGCCGCGTCAGGGAATGCTTCGGTTGGCTTGATCTTGGACAGGGCTTGATCCATGGCCAAGGTCAGTAGCTCATCACGTAAGCCAGGGGCATGCTTTGGGCCGCCGTTCTCTGACACCCACTGCAAAAACAGCGACGATCCAAACTCGACGCAGTGACTGTGCAGGCAGCAGTAGGCGCGGTTAGCGGGCATGTAACGGCCTTCAGGGTTGCCGTCTGTATGTTCGGCTGAATTGGGACACATCACGCCGGCCCAGCCCTCTTGATTGGGTTTAGACAAAAGCAGGCCCTGGCTACTGAGCCACGCCATCACGTCATCGGCGCCATCGTCTGACAAGCGGATGGGCTTGAACCCCACAGAGTCGGCAGGCGCGGGCACTACGCCAAGCGCATCACAAATTTGGTCCAATGTAAAGTCACGCGCTGGGTGGAACTCCACCAACTTAGCGGCGAAGTTGTTGCGGTCTGGTTTCAAGTTGATCGAACCAGGCAAGCGGAAATTGCGCACGGCGTTAATGGCGCCCTTGTCGGTGTAACCCGCGTCGGCGATGGCCTTGATCGCGGCGCTGAAATCGGCCTTGGTAGGCTGCTCAGAGAATGCGTAACCCCACTGAAACGACCCTTCTGACGTCTCGATCTTCCATGTCGGCTCAAGTGGTGGGGTGGCCGCTTTCGTGCCTACGTCGTCCAGCACCATCACAAGCACATACTCGCAGTTGGCGGCGCTGGCGCTGACGTGGCCGTCTTTGAAGCGGTCGATAATAAAGCTGGCCGTGTTGCCGTAGATCGCCCAGTCGTCTTTGATGCGTGCGGTAGGCAACATAGCCGGCCATGTGCATTTGATTGCGCCGTCTGCGTGGAATTGCAGTTCTTTGCCAATAGGTTTCTGACGCACAATCAGCGCAGTTTCGCCTTCTGGCGCCAAAGAAATTAAAAAATCAAGAAAGTTCATTTGCCATACCTTTTCATAGTTTCTACTTCAGCGCTCAAGGGCAGGCCGTCTGCCCATGCTGGCGCTGTACACATCACACGTTTTAGATTTTGTTCTGCATCAGGATCAGAAGTCTCAAGTACGATTTCATCATGCACATGCAGCACAACGTCGTCGAGTTGGCGCAAGGCGTGGCGAAGCAAGTCGTTGGCCACTGCCTGCGTTACATTTTCACATGCCAAGCCTTTCCATAGACGGGCGCGTGGCCATTCTTTTGCATCTTGCGCCGGCTTCCATGCCGCTTTGGCATAACTGACGCCCTCTGATTCCAGTTTGGCATAGGGGTAGCACAAAATGCGGCCAGAGGGTAGGGCATACCACAGGTGCAGGCCATCATATAAATATGTTATACGGCCAGCTTTAAACTCACGCCCCTTGTTTCTCATTGCTCTGGTGTATGCGTCCTCAAGCGCCGACCAATAAGGTACGCTCCAAGTATTAGCACGCCGCCAGCCAGCCACCATGCGTTTGGCAACTGGCTCAGGAAGACTGATCCCATAAGCCCGACCCATAGCAGCAAAAGCGCCCACGCCGCCAGCAAATCCACAGGCAAGTTCTTGAACCTTCCCGATCTGGCGCTGGTCGTCGGTGACGTCGGTAACTGAGATATTGAACGTGGCTGCGGCGTTGACTTTATAGACGTCTCTGCCGGTTCTAAAAATCTCCAGCTTGTCTTGACCTCGACCTGAGAGCCATGGATTGACCCGCGCTTCGATGGCCGACCAGTCGGCAACGACAAGGTGCTTGCCGGCGGCGGGGATGATTGCGGGTCTGAGCATTCCTTTGAGAACATCGGTAACGCGCTTTCCATACCGAGGCACGATTGCGTGCCCTCTGACCATGGCGTGCCTGACGTCGTCGGGTTGCTCTGCGCACTTGCGGGTGAAGTTGTGGACTTGCGCGCCGTAGGACGATGCTCGGCCTGTTGCTGAACCGCCTGCAAATACAAACGCTCCTCGGACTCGCTCATCTTCAACATCTGCCAAAGCTGCAAGTCTGTTAAATTTTGCGACTGACGATGCCCATAGGTCGTCTGCGCATTGAATGACTTCTTGAACATCGGGTGGCACTCCTTCACAGTTTAAAAGATTGGCTCTTACGGTTTTGTCGATACTAACCTTGTCGTCTTTCTGCATCAGCTTGCGTGCTTCTTCGTCCACGCGATCCCAAACCCACTCACGCATGCGGGGGCTGCGAACGCTGGTGATCACGCCGTCGGTGACTTCTTTGACGATCTCTTCAATCTCGATCAACTCGTCTGACGCGTACTTGACTGCGGCGTGGCACAACGGCACGTCCACCAGCACGCCACGGTCGTTGATCTTCTCGTTGACGTGATAGTCCAGCAATTCCTCGGCTGACAAGTCGCGCATGCCCTTGCTGATCGCACGCATGGCGCGCACGTCTTGCTCACAATACTTGATCATCTCGGCCATTAGTTCAGGCGAGTCTTTGAATGGCGGCACGCACATCAAGCGGATCAGTTGCGCGCCTCTGTGATCTTTTTTCATAGACGCGCCAGCAAAGCGGCCAACGTCTTCCAAACTGCCAGGCGCGCAGTTGGCACGGGCTTGTGTTGCAGTGCAATAGAACTGTTCCAATTTAAAATCTATTTGTAAGACATACCAAAAGATCAAGCGCTCAAACGCTGCGTTATGCGCCCTGATCTGGCCAGTGTAGTTGCGCACGCGCTCGGGGAATGGCTGGCTAGGCAGCCACGTCACCACGTCTTCATCGTCAAACGCATAAGATAACATTAGAACGTCAGTTGAGCTATCCTGCGCATAGTTATACACGCCCTTGGCGCGTAGGTCGCATTCACTGCGGGTTTCAAAATCTAACCAAAGCATTGGCGTCTCCTTTCCAATGGGCGCTCATAACGCCCATCAGAAAGTTAAGCGCTACGGCGACGGCGTGCAGGCGCCTTAGCAGCTTCCTGTTCGGCTGTTGGCCATGCTGGCTCGTCTGCTTTGGGCGCTTCGCCATCCATGCTCACCCACTCAACAACCTCAAACACTGGCGTGTAAATCTTGCCGTAGGATTTGTGAGCGTAGTGGTCTTTCTTCAGACGCACGACTGGCACTGGCTTGGTCTGGTCTTTCTCGACCTGCTCGGCCAAAGCAACGGCCAAAGTCTGAACCGCACGCTTGCCGCCCACTGACGTGGTGGTGAAGCGCGCTTCCATACCCTTGTCTTCGCCAGAGATGCACTTGAGTGACATGCCGACTTGAGTTTCCCAACCTTTTTTGGCTGAAGGTGGCGCCTCATCCAACTCAGGCAAAGGGTTGCTGACGGACACCATCTTCTCGCCCAGCACTTCGCCATCGCCCCAAGCGATGAAACCATGCACAAATGAGAAAGGATTGACAGCCCACACAGCGTCGTCTTCAGCTTCGGTTTGATCCGCACCAAAGACCCAGTGGCCGGTCTTGTCCATCTTAAGGATGACAACACCAGCAGGGCCGACTTCGGCTTGGATCGAACGCAAAGCGCTAGATAAAGTTGAAACGGCAGGCAAGTTTGCTTGAGAGAAGGTTACTAAATTTGACATGATTTTCCTTTACTGGAGTTTAGAAAGGGCAGCAGATAACTGTTTGCCCAAGAGCATTACTTCGGGTCGTGGATCATCCACGTTTGCCAAAGTATTACCTGACGAGATGGCGACCACTAGGTCTTCCGGTAGGCCGATCTTGCGCTTTTTAAGCGCCTTTTCGGCCTTGGCGGGGGAGACGACAGAAGTCTCCATCACTTCAGATTCTGTGAGGCCACACGCAAACAAAGCAATTTTTGCTTTCTCTTCGTCTGACCATGACCGGATGGCACGCTTAGCCACCAGTTTATATTCAGGCAACTTGGCGCCAGACTCAAGCATCTGCAATGCAAGGGCGCGCAAGTCTTTAATCCATTCCTCTAGCATATCAGCGGTCTTAAGGTAATCGCTAATCTGCACAGCCGGCAGTGCTTCAATTTGCACCTTAAGCGCACGGTCGGCAGCGCCCGTCATCTTGGGGCAAATCGGTTTGGCCGCGCACCAACGGCAATGGTCACCAACAGCCAGCTTGGCGTCTGGCTTCTCGGCTTGCTTGACAGCCTGCACCAACTCTAATTCAAACTCAGCAATGCGCGCAGGCGTTGTCACCCAGCGGCGGATTTCAGGTGGCTGCACAATAATGCACTCAATCTCAGTCACGCCATCAAACGCCCACTGCGCTTCTGGCGTGCGCATAGCGGCCGCCGCGTAGAACATCAACTGCGGGTTTTCCTCAACCTCAACCATAACGCCGTCACCAAATTTCCAATCCAAAACGACGGCGCGGTTACCAAGGCGGCCAATGAGATCAGTTGATCCAAACACGCCAGGCAACAGATCACCAAAGCCAACTCTAGTCTCTGCTTCAATTTCCATTTTTTGTTCGGGGTCGATGATGTCAAGGGCGCGCAAGGCTGGCCAGATTTTTTCTTCCACCAATTCAGGCGTAAGGATTTGATCTTCATAGCGTGTGCCAAGGTAATAGTCTGGTGGCTCCTCACCCATGATAAGTTCGGCCATGACGTTGTGTAGAAGTGTGCCTTCGTCAGCGTATTTGTTAGAAGGTCTTGGTGGCATTTTCTGCACCAGCGCCACACTGCCTGGGCAGTTGATGACGCGCTTTGCTGTAGAGCCGCCGACGATATTTGAATGTTGCACTTTACTGTCCTTTCGTTTATTGAGACTCAAATATAGCACAGAAATAATTGTTGTGCAAATCTTTTTTACATGTATACTTCACGGCATGCGTGAAAAAGAAATTGAAGTTTATTTTGATTGGGCGGTGCAACGCATCGGTGGCCGGACTTGGAAGTTTACATCTCCCGGACGCAAAGGTGTAGCAGACCGCATTGCGTGTTTACCCGATGGCCAAACTTGGTTTGTGGAATTGAAAACCAAAGGCGGCAGATTGTCGGAACTACAAAAACTATTTCAGACAGAGATGGCGCTGCTGCGCCAGAACTATGCGTGTTTATGGACTAAGGAGCATGTTAATGAGTGGATTAAAAGTATTAGTGGCGTGTGAATTTTCGGGGACTGTTAGAGAAGCGTTTGCTAAACGCGGGCATGACGCGTGGTCTTGTGATTTAGAGCCTACAGATGTACCTGGTAATCATTACCAAGGATCAGTGTTTGACATATTAGATGGGGGGGGGTGGGATTTGATGATAGCGCACCCCCCTTGCACTTATTTAACAGTTACAGGTAATAAATGGATGAAAGATGAATATAAAGACAGATTTCCAACAAGGCAACAAGATAGAAAAGACGCCATTGAATTTTTTATGCGTTTGGCAAACGCTAATATTCCTATGATTGCAATTGAAAATCCCATAGGAATAATGAGTACAACTTGGCGTAAACCAAACCAAATTATTCACCCTTGGCAATTTGGACATGAAGCAAGCAAATCAACTTGTTTATGGCTAAAAAATTTACCTAAATTAAACCCTACCAATGTTGTTGGTAAAGGTGAGTTTATTGAATATAAAAGTGGTAAACGAATGACAAAATGGTATGCAGATGCAGCGTCATTAAAACCTAAAGAACGCGCAAAAATTCGCAACAAAACATTTCAAGGCATCGCCGACGCGATGGCAGCGCAGTGGAGTTAAGGCCATACCAAAACACTGCTGCTGACTTTCTCTTTGAGCATGACAGGGCAATGATCTTGGCGCCAGTCGGTGCAGGCAAGACGGCGATTACTTTGACGGCCATGTGGGAGATGATCCGCGACGGCCACGTCAAGCGCTGGCTGGTGTTGGCGCCCAAACGCGTCTGTACTGACGTATGGCCAGTCGAGCGCCCTAAGTGGGCAGACCGCATCAGCATGGCTCTGTGCGTTGGCACACCTAAACAGCGCTTAGACGCCCTTAAAAGCCCCGCCCAAATGGTTGTGACCAATTACGACAACTTGCAGTGGTTGGCCGAGCAGAAGCTGAATTTTGATGGCGTGGTGTTTGACGAACTGACCAGATTAAAAAACCCATCAGGCACACGCTTCAAAGCATTTCTTAAAGTTGTTGACCCCATGACGACGCGATGGGGCTTGACTGGCTCGTTTACTAGCAACGGCCTTGAGGATGTGTTTGGCCAGTGCAAGATCGTTGATCAAAGCCTGCTTGGTCGGTCTAAAGGCGCGTTCATGCAGCAATACTTTGTGCTGATCAACAAGGAGTTTGGTGAATGGGCGCCGCGTGTCGGTTCACTTCAGAAAGTCATGGACGTGATACGGCCGGCCACATTTGTCTTGGAGGCAGGTGAGTATAAGGACAAGCTGCCGCCTTTGCATACAGTTGAACTGGCCTGCACCATGGACATGACGCCGTACAACACCATGAAGAAAGACTTTGTGCTGGAAGGCATCACTGCTGTGAACGCCGCCGTTGTCACGGGCAAGCTACAACAACTGGCGTCAGGTTTTGTTTACGATACGAAGACCACGCCGTCAGAGTCGCCTGGCAAGTTTGTTTCCACGCAACGCCCGATCTGGTACAGCATGCACAAGTTTGAAAGGCTTGAAGAATTACTCGATGAGAACCAGCATGCCAACACCATTATTGTGTACAACTACCAAGAAGAACTTGCCGAACTCAAGCGACGCTTTAATGTCACCACCCTTGACGACACCGACGCCATTAAGCGATGGAATGATGGAAAGATCAGGCTATTGGCCGTCCATCCAAAGTCAGCCGGCCACGGGCTTAACTTACAGCACGGCGGCAGTCACATGGTGTTTCTGTCGCTGCCGTGGAGTTTGGAACTGTACGAGCAGACCATTGGTCGTTTGCACCGCAGCGGGCAACAACACCCTGTGTGGTGCTATATCCTACTGACCAGCAAAACGGTAGATGAAAAAATTTGGGCGGCCTTGCACGACAAGCGCGCCATATCTGATATTGCAATGGAGGAACTGAAATGAGTTATATCGTGGCGTCACTGCCGCCCATGAAATGCTTTGTGAAGCGCGAGTTTTTGTACAACGATCACAAGGGGCACGGCGAGTTGGAGCCGGCCATCTGGGTGAGCCTTAAAGCCTTGCGTGGCCAAGTGTTCCGAATTGAATCGCTATTGCCGGCCTACGGCGCTTTGTATGACAAGCTGCCGATACACGCGTATGTGTGGCACAAAGACGCTGGCAACTTGCCTATTGACACGCTTCAGTTGTGGGACTGCATGGGCTACAGGTTTACCATTCTTGAAAAGATTGGCTTGCGTAACCTGGGCGTAAAGTTTTTGGGTAAAGACCGTGAGTGGCACTTTGGGCGCTACTTGTTCACTGTAGATTTTTGTGCTGACGAATTAAGTTTAGACACGGGTTTTACCGAGCAGGCCGAGGAACACAAGTCGTTCAATTGGATTGCGCTAGACAATGGCCAGTTTGCTTGCCAGCCAAACAACCGATGCCTGTGGTACGACCAGAGCCTAATCCCTGCTGAGACAAAGTTTCCTGACTTCCAAGCGGCGCAGCGCCTGTGGACAGTGGATGGCACACGCAAGTGGTCAGCAGGCGATGATTGGTTTTACGATGTTAAGGAAAGAAAATGAAACGAATTGACCAATGGAAAGCCAAACTTAAAGTGGCCAAGGCCGAGTTGCGCATACGCGACCGCGAAGCCAACGCCGCAGTGCGGGCGCTCATGCGCGTGCGCGGGACAATTACTGAATTGGAGAAGAAAATTGACAACTACCTGGCGAAGCCTTAACAATGAACTTAGCAGGATGAGTGAGGAAGACGTCCTCAAACTGCTTAACGAGGAACGTGATGGCGCCAAGCGCGTTACCATGCTTCAGCGCCTTCATCAGCGCTACAACACCCTGCGCGTAGCACGGGAAAGACTAGAACTACTTAAAGGAGCAACACAATGTTAGAAAAACCACCTTACTCAAAGATTAGTTACCCATCAGTTGCGTTAAAAGATTTTAAATGGGAGCCTGGCTCTGACGTGCAAGCCCTCTGGCGCAAGCATGGCTGGACGCCGCCTTCTGAAAAAATGCCGCCCCCGCCGCCAGAGCGCGTTATGGACATGCCACTTAGGAGAGTCAGGTAAATGCCACGACCAAAACCACCTGAACCATTGACGTTTAGAAACATACGAATGTCAGATAGACATTGGATGATCATGCAAGAACTTGGCGGCGCCGAATGGTTGCGCAATTACTTGGATAAGAACGCCAAGATGCCGGCCAAGTATTACCGCCTTGAACTAGACGCGCCGTCAAAAAAGGAAGTCAATGACTAACAGACCAGACTTTGCAACATGGAGCCAGGCCAACTTGGCCAAGTTTGCCGATGAAGCCTACGCCAAGCTGTGTGAGCAAGACGACCGCATACAGCAGTTACAATGCGATCTAAAGACCGCCATTGAGGCTTACAGGGCGCTAACTAAAGAATAAGGGTGCATTCGGCTTGCCTGCGCTTGAGAAGGCCCGGCAACACCTTGCCGCCGCCCTTAGTCCAAAGCATCAGTTGCTCGGCAGCGCCTTCCCAATCGCCTGCGTTTATCTTGCGTTTGAGGGTTGAAGTCTGCAAACGCCCCGTGCCCAAGTTGTAGGCAAAGTCCACAATGGCGTTGCACTTGCGAACGTCAGTAATCAGACCGGGGCAGTTCCTCAAAACGCCTGGCAAGTATGTATGCTCAAGCTCAATCATCAAAAGGGCGTGAGCTTCTTCCTGACTCATCGGTGGGTCTTCCAAAGTTACCTTGCGCTTGTCTGCGTAATATGTAGAACCGTAGCCAATTGTGGCTACGTTGGCAGGGCAAAGATACGGCTTGGAGCGAAAGCCCTCAAACCGTTTGCACATCTCTGCGGCTAGTTCTAAGTTCATAGGCCACGTTGCTTTAGAGTTCTGTCAAGGAACCAATAGTTAATTGTCCCAGACAACAGGGCTGAGAAGTCAGGTGTCATCATGGTTTTAAACACTTCGGCGGCTGGCGCACCGGCAAGCCATGCGTTCCATGCAAACCATACGTGGATGAACGACCAGACAAACAGCACCCAGTATGTAACCACTGGACGCACAGAAGCGGATAAGCCAGCAACCCAACCTCCGGCAGCTTTGGCCATCGTAGCTTGTTGTTCTATGGCAGACTGAAACGCATCCATTACGCCTACGTCAATAGCGGCTTCCCGCTGTGCGCCTATCTCAGCCAGCTTCATCTGGCCACGCATCTGCTCCAACTCGCATTGGTTTTTGAACATGGCAAGCTCATGCTCACGCTCGTTCTTCTTATCAAAGAACTTTAAGACTTCAGGCGCAAGGCGGAACAGACCGCCAAACACAGACCCCAGAATACCGCCGGATAAGATGTCTAACATTATTTTTTCCCCAGTTTTTCACGTTCTTCAAGTAGGCGAACCTTGACTTGTAGTTCGTTGATGTGGTTCATTAAACTTTCTTTCAAAACGGCACGGCGCTCGGCAGATATAGGGCTGTCAGTGGGGGTACCCTCTTTGGTAATCAAGGCAGGCATCTGGCCTTCAATCTTAGTCAGGCGCTCAGAGAAAGAGTTAACCTGCCCCAACAGCCACGCCAAAGACATGACAACGATTGGTATTACTGCTTTAAGTGCGTCTGACCAATTCATATCAACTCAAACTCCATGCAATTATGTACGTGCCAAATATAACGAAGGCCACTATACAGGCCGCCGCAATGATTGCTTCGGCCCAGTCTTTCATTTGTCTACTTTGTTGTCTAGTTTGTCAAATATCTTACCAAGCATTTCTTTAATGTCACGCATGTCAGCGCGGTAGTCGTCGCGGGTGACGTAGTTGAGTGGCATAGCCCGCACGTCGGTGTCAAGGCGCTCAAGCGATCTGTAGATGTTATTCAGCACCCAACCCCCTAAGAACCCCGCTAAACTTACCGCGATGTTAAAAAGAACTTGCGTGTCCATTATCTTGCCAATGCGTTTTGGTTTTCTGACGCGGGCATTTGCGCGGCAGCGGCAGCAGCGCGGGGTGCAATTTGCTTTGCCAATTCATTTGTTGCTTGCTGTTGAGCCTGCCGAGCCATTGCTTTTTGAATAGATTCTGCCGTAACTGCTGGGCTTAACATTTCGCGTGCCAACTCCATGGCCAACTTATCGTCTACAACCCCCAGCAATCGTTTGACCACTGCGTTATAAATGGTAATAGGCATGGACAGAAAAGCAGAAGTAGGCGCCACGCCAGATTCTTTACCAACTTGCGTTGCTATCTGGCCTACATCTTTACCGCTTTTTCTGCCCGCAGACGCCAAGCGCTCAAACTCAGCTTCGCGGGCTAAATCGTCACGCACAGAATTGATTGCAGTCAATTGACGGTTGTCTAACCCTTTGGTTAATTCGCCAATCCGCGCTTCCACTGCCAAGGCGTTAGACCCTGGCGGTAAAGCGGGGGCCAACTTGTTGCCGCTGGATTTAGCCATGTCTTCAACGCGCGCCAAGCGCTGCGCGTCTTTGTCAATAACATCAAACCGCTGGCGCAGATTCATTCCTGCGCCGTCATAAATATCAATCGTGCGCCCGTAATCTCGCATAAAGTTAGCGTGCGACATGCCGCCTTGCGCAACCTTTTTGCGATACACGTCTTCAATGCCAGCCCGTGCAATTTTTAACGCGTCTGGGTTGTTGCCAAACAACTGGGTAAATTGCCGCGCTTCCGACTCACCGTTAGGCGTAAAGTAACGGTTTATGACATCTTCAGGTCGAATTTTGTCTTCACCCAAACTGGTGCGCTTAAACAAGTTAGCGTTGACGCCTTCTTTAAACCGAGGCGCGTACTCAGTGCGGTATTTAGATACGGCGTTGGCGTACAGCGTTTTAGCATCGTCAGCCAAGGTGGTGCTTTTACCAATCGCGTCGTCAATTGCGGCATGCAACTGCTTTAAGTTTTTAAGCGTTGTGGCCGCCATAGGCGCGTTGCTTGACGAAGCCGCAGCAATGTCTGCGTTAATGGCTTTGCGAACATCGTCAAGCTGCAACAGAGTTGCTTCAGGCGTTGCTGGGGGCGGCGTAGGCGCTTTAGCTGCTTTAAAACCTGCTTTACCAATTGTTACTGCTTCCGCTTCCGGCACTGACGGCATGAACCCGCGCAGTTTGCGTACCGTATCGGGCGCAGTTTCAGTAGCAAAACTAGACAGCTTGCGGTCAAGAATACGTTCGGCGTCGGCAATAACATTTGAAATATCAATTTTGGCGTCGCCCGCAGCATCAAACGCGGCTTTATATGCGGGTTGAGTTACGTTAGCTTTAACAGACTGTCTTTCAGCGTTGGCAGCAGCGGTCAAGGCCTCACCTACCTCAGACGGGCTAACATCCACCAAATTACGGTCAATCTTTGCTTGCAGTTTGCCCGCAACATTTTGAAACCGTTGTTGAACACGCGTTTCTTGCGCCAATCGAGCTTGGTTTGTTTGCGCTGCTGCGCCGGCATATTCAGTAGCCACACCGGGTAACTCGGACAACTCTTGTTGCAACGCAGAGAATTTGGCGCCCCCAACAGGCGCGGCCACTTGACCCGCAGTTGGCGCGGAACCGGGAACAATTACGGCCCCCTTGCTGCGCAAAGCATTGATAATATCTCGGCCCTTGCCTTCAACGGCGTCTAAATATGTAGCTGATTTTAGGTCTGCAATTTTGCGCCCGTAATTTACCACTTTACCAACCAACGGTGCAATTACTGTAGGCACTGCAGCCCCTATGGCCGCGCCCATTTCGGCGTCTTCTGGGTTAACCGCCGCAGCAGACGCGCCGCCTACGACGCCGCCGCCTACACCTTTTGTTGCTACGTTAATTACGCCTGGTTTAAGGCCAGTTTGAAACCCACCGCTTTGAATAGACGTGGCCAACGGCGTTAAAAATTTGGCCAACGAGGGAGCCATCTGGGCCACTTTTTTTATCGGCGCAGCAATTGCACCACCTACAGGCAACGTGCCTACTATTTGGCCACCTACGCGGCCAACTTCGCCGCCCATTAGGTCGCCGTAATTTTGTTCATATTGTTGTTTTTGTTGCGCTGCTGTTTCGCGCGCGCCTTTGATGCCCAATGCTTCTGTAGCCGCAATTGCCGCAGTGTCAGTGATGTCTTGTAAGCCCCGATAAAAACCAACGGCGGGGGCGTACAACGATTTTAGTACAGGGTTTGACGGTGCAGACCCATACACTGACGGGCCTGCACGCGGGCCGGGTATGCCCCCACCGCTAGGCGCAGGCGCGGCAGTAGGCGCGTCATCGGTTAACCAGTTACCCCCAACAAGGTATGCTTTGACGCCTTGCTTATTGGTTGCAGATTGTGTAATCGGCTTCCATTGGTCGCCAACTAAAACAACACGTTCGCCGGTAGTAGGGTTAGTTGCAGTTTGCAAACTCATGTTGTGCCTTTATTGGTCTGGGGTAAAGCCAGCTGGCGGTGCGATTTGTGTGGGCGCAGCGCCTTCAGCCGCCATATCATTGGTTACAAATTGGTTTTTGCGCTCTTGCATTAAACGAAGAACAGTTTTACCTGCTTCTTTTCTAATTGCTGTTGGCAATGTAGGATCGGCTAATTGACCAGCAGCTTCTTTGTAAGACTGAGTGTCTTTATTTGACTGCGGCCCTTCAAATCGAGGAACCATTTTTAGCACTAAATCTGCAATTGGCGCAATCTTTCCAATTGCAATTGCGCCGGGCGTTGCCTTACCAACAAACCCTGCGCCAATATCAGCTAGTCGGCCAGCGCCGCTACCAGTAGATTGGTCAATCAAACCCCCATCTTTTGTAACTTCGCTTAATTGTGTAATTGCAAAGCCAAGATCCCTATTCGTTTGCGCTCGTTGCGCCGCAGTCTTTTCTGCAAACGCCGAGGGTTTACCTTTGACAGGCGCGCCGCCCTCGCCAGTAACTGGCCTTGCGACAGGCATAACACCTGAAGGAAGCCGTGATGGTAAAGCAACAAAATTACCTTGCGCGTCTTGTTGATAAGTAACGCCTTGATTTTCTTGAGCCAATCTATCGCGCGCCAAATTAAGCTGGCCTTGCGACACGCCAAGTTGACCTTGCGATACTTTAAGCTGACCTTGGCTAGTTATGTCGGCAAAAGTTGGCGTTTTAGTAATTTCACTGCCAGGCACTAGAGTTGCCGCGCCACCAAATGCAGGCGTAGCTATTACTCGTTTGCCGCCACCAAAATCTTGCGAAGTTAACGTAGGCTTTAATTCGCTTGCGCTAGCACCTTGAGCCGCAAGATATGCTTGGCGTTGGTCAAAAGGTATTGACAACAAAGTCTGCTGTGTAACTAAAGCCCTTGCTTTTTCTTCTGGCGAAAACAAGGGCGACGCTTGAATGTCTTCTGTATGCGCAGTAATATTGGCGTCCGATGGGCGACCGCTAATATCACGCAAGGCTTGACCTAACAGTTGTTGTTTTGCTTTGGCTGCCGTAGCAAGGCTAGACGCCGTTGCGGCTTTGCTTGCTTCGGCTGCGGCTTTTTCTTTTCGGTAGTTAATACCCAACTGAGGACTAACTCTAAACAGTTGGCTTTCATAATCAGCAGCGGTAGGGTCTAGCCTGCGCAACATATTTTTCTCTTGCGCGGCCGCTTCGGCTTCACGCATTTGAATTTGCGCCATAGCATTTTGATTTTGCGCGTTTTGAATCTGTGCAATCTGGCCATACTGCGCCAAAGGATTAGCAATCTCTAAGGGTCTAACGCCAAGTGCAATGTTTGGATTAAGTGCCATATTTACCTCTTAACCATTTAAATAATACATATCGGCTAATTGCGCATTTGTTGGGCTACTACTACCTGTACCGCGCAGAGCGTTAAGCAAATTGTTACTGCTTGTGTAGTTTAGATATGTACCTAATCCACCAGTAGCTGCGTTGGCCGCACCTACTCGACCAGCTGCTTGCGCCGCAGCACCACCAGTCATTAGATTGCCTACGTTAGCCGCATTGGCCGCGCCATATTGACCTAATTGATTGGCTGTAGTTTGACCAACACCAGCCAACGATTGCAATGGGTTTAATTGAGCATTACGCTCAGTCTGGTAACGATTAAACGCATTCATGTATTCTTGTGAACCCATGTCCTGACCATAACGCTGTGCGGCTTTTAAAGCCCCACCGCTGATCAAACCACCACGGGCGGCTGCACTGCGGTCAAGCGCTTTCTGACCTTCAGACAAACGAAACGCATAGCCTGGGTCTTGTTGAAATTGAGCCATGCCAAACTTTTGATAGTTTGTTGCCAAAGGCGTCAGCGCGTTAAGTGCAGTTTGACCAGCCGCACGATAGGGCGCTAGGTCTTCACGGGTTTGTTGAAACTGTTGATTCTGAAGTTCAGCAGCGCGATTAGCAGCATCTGATTGTGTAGACGCTGCGCTTCTAGATGCGCTTGCGCCGAGTAAGGCACTTCCACCAATTGCTAGGGCGATCCATGGCATATCAATTCTCCTGTAGGCACTTGGCCAGTTCTTGCGCTTGGGCTTGATCGCTTGGCACAATTAAAACTTCGTCAACTTCGTCCAAATCAGTGCATTCAGTTGCATGAATGCAATACCACACAACATCTGTAAGCGATTTTACGCCATGATGTTTATTTGCCTCAATGGTCAAACAAGCTGGCGCATGAATAATCTTGCGCTCACCATCCACCATCAACTCAATAGAACCACTGGCAAGAATCGACAAATGACTGAACTTGTGTTTATGTTGCACAAGCACATGACCCGCTGGTATCAGCGTTTCCTTTGCGTAAACCCCTGCACTAAAGTGGTGGTTAATCATTAAGTCACCTGACGTCCAGAAACGCGAATATTGATTGCACTGCCCGTGCCTGCAATTGTACTAATAAAGTCACCAACTCCAAGCACTTGGCCAACCAATTCAGGGAACGTATAAACTTCAGACGCCTGAAGTGATTTGGTCTTAGTAATTAAGTTTGTATTACCAGCAGAATCAGCAGTTGTGACCAAATTGACAGAAATTGTAGCGGCCGACGCAGTAATGTTGGTGGCCGTAAATTTGTCAATAAGGGTTGTAACACCCGTTGAGGTGTACTGCGTTGTTTGGGTTGCCTCGGCAAATTTTGCCGGTACAAGAACTTTTACTGTGACAGTCATGGTTTACTCCAAAAGCAAATTGTTGTTAGAGGCAGCTTGCATAATGACCCAATTAGTGCCGTCAGACACCATTGTCGCCCAATTTCCTACAACTGCCAAGAGAATTGCAGTGCCAGCCGACGTACTATCTAGCGGCACAATGTTGCTTGATGCTGAGTTAACCAACTGAGCCTGCATGTTCTTAACCGTGATGACACGGCCAGACCACGCCGAGGGGCTAGGAAACGTCAATATCAAGGCCGAGCCAGTCTTGTTGTTGATAATCCAAGCGTCTGTATCGGCAATCGAATAATTGGCCGTTACAGTCACTGGCGCAGTTAATGTTGAGCCGCCTGAAGCGACCACGCTAACGCTAACAGGTTGTAACTCTAAAGCCTCAATCTGCTTTTGCAGTTCAGCTATTTGAGATTCTAAACTTGGCGGTAAGGTCTGCAATTCTTGACTGATAGTCCGCAAAAACTCATCATAAGACGCAACCAGAGACACAACATCAGGGTTAATGTCGCCGCCTTTTTCTTCGCTTGCGTTATATAGCGACACAAAAAACATGAACCAAGCACGGTCAATTAAGCCCGTGCGAGGGTCAGTCAGCGGCACTCGCGGGGGCGTGACTGGCGTTGGTGTAGCGTTAGGGCTAGGCATTCGTTGGACTCAAAATGAGTTCAGCGCCCATGATCGTAATTTTCACAGGGTCAGTGCCCGACAACTCATACACGCGGTCACGCAATTTAACCGTCATGCCTAAACGACGCCAAATTACACGCTTGTAATATTCGCCGATTTTTCCCATAGACCGCCAATGCTCGTTTGACCAAGTGTGGCCACCGTCATCTGAGAAGCGGAGCATGACTTGAGGCTCACTGCCTTGGCCAAGGTTTAAGCCTACGCCAGACTCGCAGTCAAGTTGCAGGGTGTGTTGGGTTGTTCTTTTAAGAGTGTTTGTGCCCGTAGGCAATGCACGCCAAGAACGCAGCCATTTTTGGATGCCCCCGTTGTCGCTAAAATCATCTAAGTCAAACGCATAGATGTTGCCATTTTGGTAGTCGCCAACAACAACCAGGTTGTTGAATGCCATCTGGCAATTGCTACGATGACGGGTAAACTCTCCGTCAATAAAACCAGCACGCTCATGCCACACTTGCGTTGCCGCGTCATAGACCCACGTTGTGTTAGCGTTAGGAAAAATCAGTACATAAAAACTGTGGCCGTCTTGCTGGTATGTGTAGCCAATAGCGTCAGTTAAATCGCTGTACTGCTGAATCTGCCATTCAACCGCGTGGGTTGAAATGCGAACACCTGTATAACCATTGGCGCGGTAGATAATACCTTGGCCACGACGGTCACGGCCAAGCCAGAACAAGCCATTGTCCATTTTGGCCACTGAGTAAGGCGCTGCGCAACCTAACTCATTAAACGCACCTTGAATGCGTTGCAAAGGGAAATCAGTCGATCCGGTGTTGTACCAGACTTCAATTGAGTTTGTGCCAAACGCCCATACTTCGCGGAAGTTGGACGCCACGGCGACTAGCCCATCAGGTGAGCCTTCTGTACTAGCAAACTCTAAAGGATCAATGGAC